CAGTTTCTTCAGGTAATGTACCTTCAATAAATTGATTTACTAATACATCTATGTCTTTAGAAATGTTACGTCTAGCAGCTTCACTAATAATGCTAAGATAGCCACCATTGTATGTGCTATTAGTCAACCCATATACAAGTACTTGGTGACGTATAAAGCCTTCTTGTAACTCTTCTGGTAGTTGTGCAAAGTCTCTTGCAGCTAGTTCACGTAGCTCACGTGGTATTGGCTTTCTATGAAATGCTTCTTGTAGTTCAATGCGATGACTGTTGCCTTCGTCTACCTCAAGCATACCCAAAAACATGTTGCTATCATTTTCAGCTTCATATGATATAATTTGCTGTATTAAATATCCTAGTTCTTCAATATAGTTTGGTTTACTTTTATACAACGCTCTTACACTAAGAGTGCGTAATACAAAATCTTCTATGTGTTCTACATAAAATTTATTGCCTTCATGCTTTTCGGGTATTGCATCAATAAGTTGTTTTCCTAATTCTGACATTAAAACATTACGATTAAATGCCATATCTTTCATCATCTGCAAATTTCTGCCTACGTTCTCTAGTATGACAGAGTTATCAGCATTAGATGTGTCAAACAATCTGTATTTGTTTTCAATTAAACTATTCCAGTTAGATTCAACTTGCAGAAGCTCTGCTGCATTGCCCGGTTTTTTATATTGAGAATCAATAACTCTAGCTATAGTTGCTATTTCACTTACTAACTCATCAAGCAACAACAGTTCTTGTACTGTATTTTGTCCTTTTATACCTCGACGTTCGAGTAGTTTTTCTAGCATAAATTCACGTGTAGTTTGTGCAAATTCAGCACGATTAAAATCTAAAGACTCACGTTCACGAATTGATTCTACATATGCTTGTACTGGTGCAGATTCCAGATATTTTTTAATCTGACCCATTTTCTGTTCTAAGTTATTTAAATTTAGATCAGTTTGTAAAAACAACAATGCCTGTGCTATAGGTGTAGTTATCTCATTTAAACCTAGCTTCTGCATCTGTAATGTAGATTGGTTATCTACAGTAATGTTAACCATTGCTGTTGCATACGCTACTTTACGTTCTGCAGTTTTAATTAACTCTTCTTGAGAGTCTGCTCTACCGCCTTTGTGATAATTAACTCTGATATTACCAAAGCTGCGACCTTGTAGTTTGCTATCATTTTTTAATGTAAATTCTAAAAACTCTGATATATCAAACATTTTAATATTCGATGCTACACGACCCAATGCATCTAGTGCAGTAGAGTTGGCTTCATTAGCCCAACCTTCACCTTCAGTTGTATTAGAATATATATTTTGCGCTTGTAGTTCAGCGGCTGTAGCATCAGGTGCTAATTTGTCAAATATTTTAGGATCAACACTACGTTGTACAGAATCTAAATACTCTGCTTTAGAATATGTATCAGCCATCAATAATAACATTAAGTTTCTATTGTCTTCAATTTTACTTCTTGAATCGTGATGCAATATAAATTGATACCCAATATCACCATCAAAGTCTTCACCTTTACGTAGCGATACATCTGTTGGCGACATACTAAAGTTACCACGATAATCTGCATTTACAGGACGTAATAAACGATGAGCTATATGTGACTGTAGGTTTTCACCGGGTATGCGTGATTCTACAATTAATCCACCGGGTATACTAAATCCTTCTAAACCTATTTCAGCACTTTCTTCTTGTGTACGAATTTCATATTCACGCACTTCATTTGTAACTTTACCATCCTTAATAACAAACATATCAAGGTATTGATTACGATTTTCTTTAATTTGTTTTACTGCTGCCGCTGCTGTAGAAAAACCACCTTCTGCAACACGCACGTTTTTAGTGTTGCTGACAATCATTGGCAGCCTAACATCATTACCTATCTTTTGAAAATCAGGTATTGTTTCTTCAAACTGTGCTATTTTTTGCATCATTACACGTGGCATCTTTCTACGTGTAGCTCTAATTACAAAGTCAGCTTTTATCTGTTCTACAACTTGACTAATCTGTGGATCAGTTTCCAATACGCCAGTATTAAGTAATTGAAATACTGTTTCAAAATAACTTGTGTCTGCTTGTTTATGCCATGCATGATCGTTAATAATTTCACGTACAACATCTAGCATCTCTGCTGCAATTTGTGCATCAGTAGATTCAGTTCTATTATATGGTCTTAGGGCTTTTGCAATCTTTGTAATGACTTTCGCTGCTTCTTCAGATACGTTGTCAATTTCTCCACCTGCTTCAGCAATTTCTTCTGCAACCTCTTGTGCTTGCCTACTAAATAATAAATTAAAATTTTGACCAACAATATCTCTAAGTATTTCAGCATTTTCATTTGCTAGACTTGCTACCTCCGCACCATGTAAACCTAATAATGTATCTGTTATTTGTTGTTTCGCTACATTTTCAACAGTCGCGTCATTAGAATAATTTAAATTTTGTACAGTTAAAAACTGTTCCCCTGATATTTCATGTGTTGTTGTATCTTCTAAATTAAGTTCTAATATATCGCCTTCTGGTACATAACCTAACTTGGCAACAGAAGCGGGTATAATCATATCTATGTTATTACCTTCTGCTGTTAACAACTCATGTATTTTATCATAACCCGGTCTGTTGGCTACTACAGCAGAGTTAACTAAATTACCTTTGAGTTGTTTAACGCTACCATCAGGAGCTACAAATCTAACATTAGGTTTAATACTATCTGATTCAGTTGCACCATTTGTATATTCTACGCCCATGTATTCTGCAAATTCCTTTGCAAATGCAGGACTCATAATACCCTGACCATCTGTTATGTTCGCATCTTCTACTACTTTAAAGCGTATTTTCTTTCTACCTTTAAAGGCGTAGCCCGGTGTAGGTATCTGTGAAGATCGTTTTACCAAATCCCTCAATGATTTATATGATGAATAGTTACCATGTAGATGTTTGTCTATTTTTGTTTTGTTAAATATAGTATTTAACTTAAACAGCCTTCTAGCGTTTTTGGTTGTGATATATTGATTTAACAGTGCTTTAACTGCTTTAGGATCAAGCAAAAACTCTTTACTCTTACCACTAGTCTCTTCTGCTAATCTATTATAATATTCCACATATTCATTATACTGTTCTTGCAGTTCTTCTACTGTTTCGTATTTTTTCATACGGAACATGTATATTTGATTTTTACCACCTTGTTGACCTGCTGATTGATAATAAAATCCATCTGTAGATAAATTAAATACATCAAATAATACTTCACTACGTTCTTGTCCTAACAGTTTCTTAGAACCTTTTCTGTTTCCGTTTATCTTAGCACCAGACAATATAGCCATTGCATCTTGTAATGGTACACCTTGTTCTGCTGCTACTGCATTACGAGCTGTAATAATCTGACTACTAGAACGCAACGCCATTTCTTTGTTGCCTTCAGTATTATTGTAGCTAATTGTTAAATCATCTGTAATAGAATTAAATGTAAGAAGGTTATTTAAAAGCGTCTTTTGATATGCATTACCTTGCGCATTAGAATAAAAGAACTCTGCTAATTTTAAAGCTACCTCTGCTGGTGCTGTGTTGTTTTGCTGTGTATTAAGTAGTTGACCAAAGCGTTCATAATACTTGGCTAATAAACCTCTATCAAATGACAAAAACAAATTCTCAGGCAATCCGGTAACGGTTGCGAAGTTTTTAGCCATTACCTCTAAACCAACACCACCATCACGATATGCTAAATTCCAGTTTCTTTTTAGTGTAGCAGCATCGGTATTACGCAATATCATACTAAGATGTTTATATATATCCTCTCTAAATTTAATCTCGTTACTAGTTTTGTTTAGCAATTGTAGTTGTTTGCCACTTCTAAATTCAGTTACTTGATATACAGGAAATAGTTCTAAGTTTTCATATCTACGAAACATATGACGCATTAAATCGTGTACGTCATCAATGTTTCTGTTGCTTTTATCTAACATTTCATTCAATGCAGTATGCAAAGTTCGTATTGAATTGTTATTTGCTGGTTCATTCAGAAACGTTGCAAAACGCTCTTCTGACTGCAAAGCATCCTCAATAATACTACGAGTAGCTTTATCTTCTTTAAGGACTCTATACATGTATCTAAGCGGGTCTACGTACCCTCCATATATATCTTTAATGTATTTACCCAATGCAGATGAATTAATATCATTTGCGAGCCTACGTTCATGCAGATAATCGTTATATGTAGCATGATAGTTTAACATATCATCTTCATTAGATTGTTCCGCCATAGGCAATACAGTCTGTGAGAAAGATAAATTATATAAACGTAATCCTTGTGCAAGTTCAAACAGAGCTTCTTCATAAGCAAGTTGCTCACCCTGATCTTGCATTCTTTCAAAAGTTTTACGTGCATTTTCAAGGACTGTAGTAGCATTATTTTTAGTTTGTCCTTCTGGCAATGCATCAATTCTTTCTGCAGCAGCTTGTAGAATAGGTCTTGCTCTACCCACATCCATTTGACCCACATCTTCTTCCAGTATAGCATCAACTTGTTCTAATATAGGTGCATCTGTTATAGGTGTCTCTACTTCTTCTTCCCGTTCCGTCTCTACTTCTTCTGTAGTAGCAGTAGGAGTTTCATCAACAGTTTCGCTAGGACCTTCTTCTGTTTCAACTTCAGCTTCAGTCTCAGCTTTTTGAGTTGCTACCATCATCTGAATAAGCTGTTGACCAAGTGCTGCAGAAAAATGTTCGTTTAACAAATCTTTTTGTTCTGTAGTAAAATCAACTTGTGCAAATTTTTCAGCATCCTGTCCTTTATAATTACCTACAACTGCAGCCAAATACGACTTACTTATTTGCTCAATAAGATCATAACCTTCAATACCAGCAGCTTTTACTGCTGTACCTACAGTATTATAAATCATTTGTAGTGTAGGATCAGACTGTGATTGCAAAGCCTGACTTTTTATTACACCCTCAATTAACTCTTCAAATGTAGTAGAGCTGTTACCAAAAGGACTTAATCCTATTGTAATATTTTCTGGGTTGCTTGGATCAACTTGGGTTGTACCAGCAATATAAGAAATATATTGTTCTGCACCTTCTTGACCTTCTGGTACGGCATAACCACTAGCTTCTACTTCTTCTGGTGTGCGTACTACCGCATAACCCGGTAGCATTTTAATAGTAACCTTTATTGGTTTGCGGGCATTTTTATTAGCTTTAGTTATACTTTTAACAACTGTTTGTAGTACTTCATATTGTTTTTTAGCTTCTGCTGGACTACTCATGTTAAACAGATTCATTAAATCACCAATGCTAGGCAATGCTTCTGGATTAGTAGTATCTAGCACATGGTTAATTGATGATCCTTCTAATGCACCTTGTTCGTTTAATTTTTCAAACGTAGCATTATCAATGTATATAATACTTCGATCTGATTTCAGTAGATCAATAGCACTCTTAACACCTTTTACTGTGTTATATCTTTTTTCTATTTTACTTAAATCTGCTGTATAGAAACCACGACCTTCATTGTCTACTACAAATTTGACCTCACCTTTGCGTTGCATTGTCTGAAACTGTTTACGCTGACGTTCTGTTTGTACTTCACGTATACCAAGATTTTTAACCCACTCTTTAATATACTCTTTTGTTTCTGTTTTGATTTCGTCTTTAGACTTACCTTCTGCTACGCCAGCACGAATACGTGCATCTACACTATCTGATCCAAGCATAGTTAATGCTTCTGATATAGAGCCTCGTTGTTCGTAGTTAGCAAATGGTTCAAACTTACCTATTTTAATAGACCGCAATGCTTTAACTAAGAAGCCCGGATTATCCGCTTGTTCTAATGCTAAATCTACATGTTCATCTACATGTGCATCTAATTCAGATTCTAGCTTAACAGCTTCTGGTGACGTAGGATCAACCTGATTTAATTCTCTAGCACGTTGAGCTGCTTCAAATCCAGCACCACCTAATATTTTACTTTTAGAGCTAATGTCACTAGCAGTAGATGCAGCTCCAAATAAAGTAAATGCTACAGCTTCTGATGCTAATTGTTCTGGTGTAGGCAACCAATTGTCTTGCAATCCTACAGCAGTACGTAATGCACCACCTACACGTTCTTCATACATTTCTGCAAATGTACCCTGAAAACCGAATTGTTTTAAACTTTCACGTAGTTCACTACCGGGTTTTAGTTTTGCCATGTGTTTAGCTAATGCGGCTTTTAACGGCATGTTTACTAAAGCACGTGATACGGTTTCTTGACCCGGAACTTTTTTAGCTGCACCTTTTAATGCTTTAACAGCTTTACCTTTTAAAATCTCACCACCCATTAAATGGTGCATCATATATAAAGAATCACCCACAGATTCAGAGAAAAACTCGATACCTTGATCTGCATATGCTTTAACCAATGCAGGTATTACATCATCGCCTTCATCAATTAAGCGTAGTGTAATATCTTCATCCAAGCCTTCTTCAGTTACAAACTCAGGAGCCATACGCTGTAACGCTTGATTGATTGCTTGTGGTGATCTAAATGCATTTAAGGCTGATGCTTCTATAACACCAGAGCCTAGTTTGCGCATTACTGTATTTGCTGTACGCTTAACACCTTGTTCTTTTACATAATCTTTTAATACTCCGGTACGAGCCATTTCTGCGCCTTTAGCAAGGGAAGATGCAAAGTTTTGTCTGCCAGTTAAATCTACAGCAGTAGCTAATGGCTTAGATATAAACTTAGGAGTAGCTTTTGCTACAGCTTGTGCGCCTTTAGTTGCTGCAACTTTACCAATTATACTAGCACTTGCTTGCTCTACAGCTTTTAATGCAGCACTTCTCGCTGCCATTTTACCAGTTGTAGCTGCACCTTTAGCTACAGCAGCACCACCAAAAGTTGCAATTGATGCACCAAATTCTACAGCATATGCAGGAATATGTGCTATTAATTTAAGAGTGTCATAGCCCCATGATGTTTTACGTTCACGATCTAGGCTAAACTCTTTTACTTTAAGTATATCTTCTTCTGATGCATTACCATCTTTTACACGGTTAGCTGCCATAAGCAGATCACCAGTTTCAAATAATTCTGCGTCACGAACAAATGGTACATACTTATAGAAGTCTTTAGAAAAGATTTCTTTTAGACCAGTAAAGAATGTTTTTTCTGAAGCTGTTTCTTCAGTGGGTTCATCATCATAGAGGTTGACCATCTGGTCTTGTACAGGCTGATTCTCACGAATCCTCGATTTATACTCAGGATATTTATCAGTGTAGTCCTGATAAACCTCTTCGTTTGTAAACCGCCTATATTGTGGATACTGATTTTTTACAGTATTAACAAACTCTTCACGTGTCTCATACATACGAGCCATGATTTTACCTCTATTCAATTGTCTTTTTTTACTCTGCTAATGTTCCTGCTTCTACTGCTTGTATGGCTGTGGAACCTACTGTACCTTCACCATATGTAACTTTTATATTTTCTAATGCTGCATTTGTAGAATTGTCTAGTTGTTTTTTCATTCTATTTATAGCACCCATTTCTGCCTGTATTTCAGAGAATCTACCATTCTGATAGGGATGCAATGATTGTAAAATATCATTTATGCTTCGTAATGCTTGTTTTGAAGCGGGAACGTCAAAAAATAAACCATATCCACTTCTACTTGCTTTATCGTAATCTCTTAAAAAATTACCTACAATTTCTTTATCTTCCTCTTGTACTATATTAAAAAGATGCATTGCGCCAAGTTCTCTACGAATTGATCTGAGAATTCTTTTGTTTTTATTTATTACATCTACTTCAGCACGTGTCATATTACTTTGATCTATTTCTTGTAATTCATCTAGTCGTACATCAATTGATGATTCAATAATTGATCTAACGGGAGATTGCGCTCTAAATAATTTACCAAATCCAGCTTCCTGTCTGCGTGATATTTCAGTAACTTCTTCTTCTGTTAAGTTTGGTCCAAAACCAGAAAAACTAGAAAGTAAATCAAAATCATTTACTAAATCAATTTCACCTATACCTTTTTCACTAAAGAATGATCCCTCTCGTTGTCCTTCGGCTTTAGCTTGATCTTCTAATCTAATTGCTTCTTGTTCTAATTTTTCACGCTTATCAGATAAATGTGATTTTCCTATTGCATTTAATTTTATTTTAAATTGATTTCTATAAACACGTTCTGCTTGTTTGTCTAAATTTAAAGATTCTAGATGTTCTTCAAAATTTTGTTTTACTTGTTGTGATAAATTATTTTCACCTTCATAAAAATCTACATTATCACTAGCTAACATTGCCTCCATTTCAGGACTATCAAATAATTCTTCCATAAATACTTGAGATTCATTTAAATACTTATTTAATCGTGCTTCATTGAAATTTATTTCTGTAGCTGAAACTTGCGTTTCACTTTCCATTCGTCTAGTAGCTTGTATTTGACTTAACATTTGTTGTTGCAAAACAGGGTCACTAGTTGCTGCTTGCACTGTTGCTAAGTCTGCAGCATCTCTTTGTCCTTGTACTACTTGTTGTTCTCTTGCTAATCGCTCTATACCAGCTTTAGCTAACTGACTATTTAAAGGATTACCATCATCGAAAGATGCATAAACTGCTTGTTGTGCTTGTTGGTATTTTTGTCTTTCTTCTGGTGAGTTGTCTGTAGGTGTTGGAATTAAATCAAGTTGTTTTTGTAATCTAGCACCTACAGTTTCTTCTGTTTTTGTACGAAGGTCTAAAATTTGTTTTGCTGCATTTAAATTATTTTGATCGGTTGATTTATTTAATGTTTCTATTAATATGTCTGTTTCGTTACTATACAATATAGTTGCATCGTTAGGGTTACTAGCAATTTTAGCTAGTTGGTCATTACCACCGTTCATTTTATAAACTGATACGCCACGTTCAACTCGTGCCATGTTTGATTGCATTCTAGAATCTTCTATTTTTCTTAATTTATCTTCATACTCAGCTTTAACAACACCCATTTCAAAAGCTAAATTTGCTTTTCTGTTTGCCATATTTAATGCATCTAATTCAGCTTCTGCTTGTTCTATTTCAATAGGCATCAATGCTAATGATCTTTTATTATCAATAACTTGTGAACGCAATGCTTCTTCAGCCGCTACCATTTGTGTTGGCAATGTAGCCAACATAGCATTTTCATTTAATCTATTAGTACGTGCAGCCTGTTCACCCTGTGCTATTTCATTAGCTGCTTGTGTTCCTATACGAGCGGCATTAACAACGTCAGGCAAACCTACAGAGGTCATATCTGTATTAGGCTGTCTCATTTTTGGTCTGTATTCCTGTGCCATAAATCTTTCCTCGTAATCTAATCTTGTTTTTCAGTTAACGATGATAATAAAGTTGATCTAGACGGTGTAATTGTTGCTGTTGTTCCATATCTTGGACCTGATTGTATATCAAGCAATGTTTCACGCAAACTATCTGTTGATGCTAACATTCTATTAAATCTTTCATCAGCTTCAGATTCTTGCTGTTCAATGCGTCTGCGTTGTGTCGATTGTGCTACCGTAGATGTTATTCCTTCTATTAGTTCATTATGACGATTAGCACGATTTCTATATTTGTCCATCATAATATTTGTACTACTAGCCCATGCATCATAAGCCATATTAGCCATAGCAGTATCACCTGCATAAGCATCTTGCAAACGACCTTGCGCACGACTTATAAGTTGATTAGCCATGCCATATCCTTGCTGAATAATATCTAGCTGACCTAAACCTAAGTCTCTTGCTAGTACATTACGTGTTCTTGTTTCTGATGCTCCGTATCCTCCACGTAATGCACTTTCACCTACTGTAGTTTTAATTTGGTCTACTACACTTTGTGGTAGTTCACCTGAAAGCATACGCAATGCAGTGTCTGCTTGCATACTTTCCATTTCAGTAATATACGGACCAAAATCTTTTAACTTGCGCTCCGGCATTTCCGGTGGCACAAATGGGTCAATATCAGGTTGTTTAGGTGCTGTTGCTGCACCTATGATTTGTAACCCTAGTTGTGATAAACCTTCCCAATCAATTGCCATTTTATGACCCCGCTGTTACCATTGCGCCAACTTCACGTTGTGCATATATATCTGAAACTTGTCCTACATCAACAAATGCATCACTAGAACCTAATTGATCTAATCCACCAAATACTCCACCTGCACCCGGTGATCCAAAGCTACCTGTGCCAGTATCAATAAACTGCGCTGTTGGTTGTGAGGTACCCTGATTATTACTTCTAGAAGGCTGTCCTGTGCCAGCTTGTGTACCACTTGAGATACCGTAACCTGCACCACCTGCTGCTGCAACCTGACCACCTTGTTGTCCTTGTGTCATCACACTACTTGAAAGACCGGATGTTACTCCTCCGAGTACACCACTATAAGGATTTACAATTCCTGTTAATGCTCCCATTACGTCAAACTCTCCAGTAGCTGCTACCTGCCCTGTAATACCTGCTGCAGCTTTTTGACCATATCTAGCACCTTCTGTTAAATAACTAGGAGCCATCGGACCTCCACTAGCAGATACATTATATACAGAATCAGCAGCACTATCTAGTCCAATTGATCTTAAACCTTGACTGGTTTCTCTAGCTAAAGCATTAACTCCCATCGTTGCACCCTGAACAGCGGCAGCGGAAATACCTCCTGCTGCTGCACCTCGTATTCCTGCTTGACCAATAGCTTCTATGTCAAATTCTCCTCCTCGTGCGGCTGAGATACCCTGTTGTGCTGTTCCTACTCCTAGACCTATTTGTGCGCCTTGCACTATTCCTTGTCCTGCTGCTGTAGTTAATCCACCTACTATAGTTCCTGCAGATGACAGTCCGGGAACAGCACCTAAAGTACCAGCTAACATGTTTCCTGCAAATGCTTGCATTCCGGGGACAAATGCTAATCCTATTGCAGCTACTGTTTGTAAATCTATACCCAAATCATCTTGTACAAAATCAACAGCATCTTCTACTTGATCGTCAATCCAATCAGTTACGTCAGTAAATTTTCCAACAATATCTGATCCTATTTCACCAACCGTACCGCCTATACCTAGAAAAGTACCTTTGCTTTCATCAATACCAAGAACATTGTCTGTAAAATCCTCAAACCAGCCCATATCTAAACTCCGTAAATATCTCCGTTGCCATAGCCTTCTTCTGAATCTAACAGGTTATCAGCTACATCATACTTGTTAAGTTGTTTGCGTAGTAATCGCTCTACAATACCTTCCATAGATGCAGCATTTCTTACTTCATCATGTTCGTAGTGTATAAGTGCTTTGCACATAAGTTTAATAGCAGTAATCATGTTAATAGCTAAAGCATCATCATCATGATATACAGGAGTGTATCCAATACGAAATAAACCTTTAATTAAAGTAAATCCATTGTCATCTGCTCCAGACAAACCATGTATTTTAAAACGTCTAAAGCTGGGATTGGTGACATAGGGATGATAATTAGCTACTGCACGTTCAGGATTCCCGTCTGCGTTAGCTGTAGCTAATGTAATATATCCTACGCTTTTCGGTTTAATGACTTGGGTAATTTTACTAAACTTGTTTGTAGTTACTTTCATTACGCTTTCTGGGACACCGTTTGCTTCCGCATTACCAGTCCATGTAATAGTTTCACCTAAAGTACCATCTGTATTACGGACTTCTATACCATGTTCATCACAACCACGAATACGAATCGTAAACGGATATGATTCTGTGCGATCAGAAAATATTACAATAGACCTTGGGTCAGATGCATCAACATCGAAAGTAGTAGGAGACTCGCCAATATCAACAAGATTGTTTCCCGTAATATCCCATTCATCACCATCTCCCGGTCCGTTTGTTAAATACTCATAGTGTTTGCCATAAGGCTGTCCAGTTTTACCGTTAATGCTAAATTTAATAGGTTGTACTACTTCTGCTGGTAATGTTAGTACGCCATTATAAGTTACAAATGACATAACACGAAACAAATCAGCCCAATCATGGCTAACTGTCATGTACTCAATAGCTTCGTTAATATATTCTACAACACGCTCGTCATTAGGCGACATGTTCAATATTTCGGCTACTGGTCCTTTTGCATCTTTAAGAAGTAACTTCATTAATCTACTTGTCCTATAGCAATGTAAGAAAACTTAAATTTTAGATTAGGGCTTGCGCCACTAATATCTGTACCATTCTGGCTAAAATTATAATCTAAATTAAAACCAAATCGATCTATGTTGCCTAATCTATGATAAAAACGATTATCAGCATTGCTTTCTAATACATCATATAATGTACAGTCCATTGGAGTAACTGTTACAACTGGTGTTGCGTTCGCATTAAAAGGAAAATCATACGCGAAGTTTGATCCATTGTTATATGTACTAGAACTATTTTGGTTACTATTTGCAGAACCATCTACATTAAATTCAAATATACCTTGTTGTATATACATTCCTGAAGTTTGTGACTTAATTGCTACATCTGGTGCTAATGATGCCCATGTAGTACCATTAAAGTATTTTAAAGCTATTGGATTATTGTTTTCGTCTAGCTCTAACCAAGGAACATCTTGATATTGTTGGTCTGGAGCGTTTTGACCTACTGATACCATAGACAAACCTGAAGGTAACTCACTCTCAACTTTTAAATGATTAGACAAATTTTCTACAAAATCACGTGCATTAGTATAATTAGTTATACTAGATGTGCTATGTGTTATAATCTGTTGGTTTAAATTCATTTTTAACCTCTTTAATTACTACTATAACGAAACTGATCGTATGTGTCTACGGGATAAGTATTTTTTTCTGTTTCTATATTGACATTTTTTGGCTGCGCTATCTCACGTGCAGATGAAAGAAAACGCCTCAATTGCATTAAACCAGTCCACGTTAGCCTGTATTGAAATTCATTGCCATTTCTAATAGGATGGTTCGTTGTGCTTTCATACTGCTCTGTAAAGTCTTTTAGGCGTATCATCGCTCGGCTTTGTGGCGCACCAACTTCTAATGGGTTATTTACACTAGATGTTTTAGCTTTAAGATTTAATGTTCCAATATCTGTAAATGTTTCAATTACGTCACTTTTTACTGCTACAGTAATTTGTACGTCATCATGTACATTATCTAGCCAGCACGTTACTTCATCTAGATGTTTATATATAAATGGACTATCTATATATGTGCGTTGTGTTTTATGAGGCATCGCTCTAGTTTCTAACACTTGTTCTATTTCTGTAGTGCTATTATCATAACCAGTAATTTGTGATGTTATTTCATATAAGCGATTAGTGTTAAGATTTGGACTTCCGTCTGTAGCGTGCTTGGTATAAGCAAAACATGTTTTTACACCATTGCGTGTTACAGTAAATATTTGCAATGCATTTAATCCCGTCCACAAACCATCATATGCACCACTTTTAATGCGAGCTGCAGTACTTTGTTTAGTAGATTTTGTATATCCATATAAACTAAAATCAAAACTAATGATACCTTTGTACGTTACATCATTAATTAACTGAGCATTTAAATGTTTTGTAGCTTCATAATCTGCATAAAACGTATTTACATTTGTTTGCGTATTAGTTTGATCGCTATCCGCTTCATCTACTAATGCTTGTATTCTGTATTCTTTTTCAAAATCAGTAGTAGCTGCTGCAGCTAATATAACTTGTGCATCTACCCATGCTTGATCTTTTGTGCTTGTGCCTTTAACTGTCCATGTAGTTGTATTGCTTTCTATACTAACTAGTTGCTCGCGCCATTTAGCACGAATATTATCATCTGTAATTGTAGAATCTATTGCAATAGATGCAATTCTTTTGGTCGTGTAATCTGCAAGAGCATCATCATATTTTGTTGATCTTGCTTTTAGATTTAATGGACTAGTTAAAGACAATAAACGTTTGTCGAAAAAAGCCATGCTAAGGTATCTAGAATCGGTATTGTTATCGTTTTTAATATATGGTTCAACTTCACGTGACATCTCTGTATATCGAAAGCCTGACTCTGCTTCTCCACGCCCTACAGCGTAAGACCTAATGCCTTCTGGACTGCGATACAATATATCTTCGTTAATATTTGTATACGCATCTGGTCCCGTTATGGTTGTCCCTAGCAACTGTACTTTTTGTATTGGTATGTTTGACCAAGTACTTCTCGGATTATTAATTGCAAACGTGCTGAACCCGTTCTGACAAATGGCAAGGAGGGGACCATCACCAGTCGAGGTATCAGCAACATTTGCAAACTGTAATGAAACAATTTCACCTAGTTTGCCGCTAACAGTAAATCCACCACCTTCATTCAATATTTGAGTTTCTTTAAATTTCAATACATTTAATGGATCAAATGCTAAGTGAATGTCACCTATTCTAAAATGTCGTGTACTAATTTGTACGCATAGTCTTCCTTGTCCATATGCCATATTAGTTCCAACCGGAATTTCTTGAATACTATGATCTGCATCTCGCATTGCAGAACCAGTTAAAATCTTAGGAGTATGAATGCCATCTTGTACAATAAAATGTTGCTCCGCTTGTACCATAAATACACGATCTTTATATTCATTCAATTGTGTATTACTGTTTGTTAAAATTGATACTTTAAAGTTTTCTAGGTTAACTAAAAATATATGTCCACTAATTACTGATACACTATAAACAGTATTATCTGTTTCATAAATAGCAGAACCTTGAAATTTTCCATTACGAAATACAATTTCACCATCAAACTGAGCGTTTAGTATAGCTAATTTTTGAGCTATTACAGTATCCGCATTTGCTATAGCATTATTTAGTTCTGTTATATCTTCCTGAAATTCACCTTCAGTTTGCGCCCATTTATTTTGAATGGTTACCCCACCAAAAGAATATTCTGTTGTTGTACCAAAATACCGTACTGCAAAGTTATCTGCATATGTTTCTTTAATGTGATGATGAAATGCAGCAATTGCTGTTAAATCACGATAGTTTTCATCTATATAATCTGCTATATTTATAATATCACCGCTTAAAGTATCTTTATGACTACTACTATGACCAAAGTCTAATAGTTCGCCTTGCACAAAAGTACCACTTGTAACTTTTACATATGCTCTATTATCTACTTCATATACTACCGTACCTTCAGCGCCACTAGTCTCACCTGTAATTGTGTCTCCAGTTTCTAGATGATCATTTGCGGCAAATGGAGTAAATGCAAATACAATATCTGTTTGTGGTGCGTAGTCTATATTTTGCAAGAAGTCATGAATAAAAGTAATAAACCGTCTATATCGACTATAATTAAAACTTTGATCTGTATACTTGCCTAGTGTCCCAGAATTTTCATGTATTTGATTAGTAAATCCAGTTCCTATAGATGTCTCTGCTTGTGTGCCAAGTAATGTTAATTTTAAATCATCTACGTGTTGTTGTGTTAACGTAGCACCTACTGCTGGTAAAGTAGAATAATCTGTATTATGATAATTCTCAGTGTCACCTTCAGTTAACAATATACGCATGTTTTCAGTAATTGTTGCGCCAGATTTTGGTGTGAATGTTTGCAAAAAAGGTTTACCTGTTACTTGATGCCCAACAAAACCAAAGTCTGTAATAACTAATCCTAATCCTTCTAAAGATTTATAAAAGGGTCCTAATCCTTGCAAAGCATCTGATGCATTATTTATTGAGCTACAAAACTCAATCATTGCATCTGTATTAGCAAATGTTTTTGTAGTGTCTGTTTCTACTAATGTTTTTAATGCATTTAAGTTATTCTGATAAGAAGTCAGGGCATTTTGTTGAGTAACTTTATCTGCTAATGCTGCATCATATGCTGCTTGTGCAGCGGCTAATGTATTTTCGTTAAACTCTAAACCACTAAAGTCTAGATTAATTTCATTAAATGAAGGTCTACAAGTTATAATGCCTTCACGTATAGATACATTCACACCACGAAAAAACTGATCGTCAGCAACATGACCCGGATCAAAGCCACCTTGCATACCACCTTGAAAGGCTAGTTGACTATCATAAAATCGTGTATCACTCATAACTTACCAATTCTGGATCATAACCAATAATTGTACCCGGTATTAAAAATATCCTACCTGTTCTTGTTTTTTCTTCTTCTTTGATTTCGACCAAATCATCCGCCCATAAACCTTGCGGTGGAACTTGATACAATGCTTGAGGATTAAATATATGTTTACTTTTATCACGATTTATTCCGATCCCGCATCCGCTCAATAAAAGTGTGACGCATATCATTGTCTTTAGCAGTATGCACTTTTTTATTATCTTTTCCATTTAACCCTTTTATCTTAAAGTAAACTGGATAAGCTATACCTATAATGGTTATTAAACCACCTATTATAGATATAGCTGTTTCCATTAGCGTACAAAGATCCGAATAATATCGTTTACAGCATCAATTACGTCTTCAACGATATGTTCAACATCACTCTCAAGTTCACCATCAGATAGCTCATATCCTTCTTTAAAGCCATCAATAAAGTCTTTTTGCTCTTCTAGATCAATACCATTATCTGCAATATCTGATAATTCTGAGCGGTTTTTGATCACAAAAAAACCAAGGCTAGATAGTTCTTTAGAAACATCAAAACCTTCGCTAAATGTTATCTTACTGTCTTTCAGAGCTTCTTGAATTGATGATACTGCTTCTCCTAGCTCTTTCCCTAATAGGAATAATTTTTCCATCTTAACCTCCTGTCTATTGTAATATATTAACAACAATAACACCCATTACTGCTGTCATGCATACACCACTTAACCAAGTGCATACTTTAATAAAACGTTCGTGACGATCTAATCTAGTTTGTATACTAACACTACCATTATCAACAAATAGTCGATGCTCTAGCTTCTCAACGCTAATTTTCAATTCATCAATAGCTTCGATGCTGTTTCTAACAGTGCCGAGTAGCTCGGCATGTTTAATGAGCATTTCTTCAACTTTTGTTTCTATATTGTTCATTAGAATGAATCAACCACTGCATCACTTTCATCAACACAATAACGAATTAAAAACCCTGCTTCATCTGCAATTTCATCAGGCAGTTCTGTGCAATAATAGAATTTAATACCATCACTTATTGATCCGTTTACAATACGTTCTTCAAACCATGCTGACCCATCACCTCCCGGCAATATGCAATTATAAAAAGCAAATCCACTTCCACCAAAACCGGGCGCATTTTGAAACCATTGAGTACATACTGTATCCCAATGGCAGTTGAAGAAATTAACGGTTTGAAATGGCAGGGTAAGATCTATGCCATTTGGAATTTTAAAGTAACAATCTTGAAATACAGAATTATTTCCGATACTTTTAAAACTAAATTCATTATTAACTCCATAAAATGAACAGTTACGCACGCTAACAGATCCTGTATCGAAAAATGCAGCATTATTAAAAGAACAATCTTGCAAAGCTATTTCAACATTTTGACCTGCTGAAATATCATTTGTGTACACAGGTTTGAAAAAATTACACCCTTTAGCAGCAAAACCACCGCCTCCTGTACCAGATGCAATAGGCTGAATCTCACCGTAAAAAAAGATATTATATAGTCTTACATGTCTATTACCTAAAGTTAATAAAGTATGACCAGCATAAGAACCAGTATAATTTGAATCTAACTCTACATATACGTCTAAAGGCATACCTGTTTTATCATATGTGAAAAAAGAAGTATTACCTGAACTATATTGTCCATATTGACGACCATGTTGAAAACCTTCAACCATACCTTGTAATGTTACCAGACCACTATTATTAGTAAGTGCTAAAGGTTCGTATATATTATATTTGCCCGGTGGAATTATAACTAATACACGTTCTATAGTCTGATTTATAATATTGCCAGACAATGAATCTGCATATTTTACAGCATTTACCAAATTTGTACCATTTTGTAATGCGCGTGTTGCATCATTATTATTAACAATTGCGTCAACATAAATAACTCTTGTGGGATTTGCACCGGGATTTATAGCACGACCACCTTCATCAATACCGTTATAAAAACTAACAAAGCCATTGTGAATGTTTGTACTAAATGTAGATGGATCATCACCCATGTTGTACACAAGTTCGCCTAAACGACCTGTATATGCATCAGCCTGATCTGCAGTTTGATGCGCTGCAACTACATTATCGATAGTAACTGTAATTGCTTGTGAGGCAGTAACTGCCATTACTAATAGTGCTATTAACTTTTTCATAGTTTTTCTTTCCTAGTTTGTACCCAATCATCTCTACTTCTATCCACAAATGGATATGAAAAATTATAAGTTACTCCATCATTTACATAAGTTCCGCTTTCAGTTCGAGGATTATTATATGTAGGATATGATGATATGTCTATTTCTGTTAAGGTGTCTGTATCGCCCCATTTCTGAATTTGTAATTCAATTCTATTTTTTGCATCAGTTATTAATCCACCAGCACTTTGTGTAAACAAAAAAGTACCAGTTACAATAAAGTCATTACCTAAAATAAATCCTAATGCATTACCACTATCACCATCAATTTTATCAAAATCAGTTGTTTTCCTACCCCACTCAGTCCATCTGGGTATAAAATTACCATACATTTGATAATAGTTTTCACCGCTGCTTTGAAATATTGGATTGCTAGTTATAAAACTTGTTAATCCAGAATTATTACTTAAATATAAATATCGTTCTGCTGACGAATATACAATAGGTAATCCTGCTAGATATTTTTGCAAATTAAATCCGTTAATTAAACCAACTAGTTCTGGCAACTTATTCATATAATTTTTTGGAAATATCTTTGCTGGTTTAATAGTATTTGGTAGTGGCTCATTGAATCTTATAATTGCAATATCATGGGTTCCTGCAAATTCTACTATATCATCAGCCCAATATCTGTCATAATATAGTGGAGCTAGTTTATTAAAATAATAATCATCGTCATAATATGAACCACCACCAGTTTCAGAACCTTCTAAATTTTTTAATGCACTAACGTCAGTAATAACTCGTTGATGCACAGTTCCATCAGGAGCAACAAACCGCATCTGAAACCATTCATTTGTAGGTGTATTATTCCGCCATGCAGAACCGCTATATGGTCCTTGTCTTGGATGAAAGTGTGCTGCAGCTATAGCATGTTGTGGCGTAATCAATGTTGCAGTTCTGAATTGCCATGTAGGTACATTTTCAGATGTACCATTTGCAATTCTTTTAGCTGCGTTACCACCTGAACCTGCAGATGACCAAGGGCTAAGACAAGTTAAATCTACTTCATTATAAAACCAAGAATCTGTATTCCATACATAATTTGTATTATCATGATCCATAGTAGACCATATTTTGTATCGACTTGGAAAAGTATTAGCTTCTCCTGAAATCATAGCATCCATTTTTGCTGTTAATGCTGCTCTTAAACTACCTTCTTTGATTGTAATATTTTCTGCAATTTGATTTCCTCCTGATGTTTTTTGTGCTACTTGTGTAGTTCTTTTTACCGAATCTATAATAGCGGTAATAGTATGTCTAACGTAGCTTGAATATTCTCCAAAAAACGTTAATACATTATTTGTATTTATAGGTAAATCATCTTTATCACTGGTAGCTTGTGCATTTGATACATCTAATCCATATTCATTTGTAAACAAAATTTGAACTTGTCCATATATACTATTATCTGAGTAACTAATTGTTTGATCGAGTATATCTTCATCAGTAATATTTACAGTATTTGTGAGGTTCGGATAATTGGTTACAACTACCATCTCAAACCATTTATTCCAATTTTGTTTTCCTGTATATACAATATTAGTTTTATGTGTTGGACTAACTAAAACTTTATTACCATGAACTATAACAGCATCTGCAATATTATTATCTGCTTGTCCCGGCAAAGTTACTGTAGCATTTGTAATTGTTTTGTCTTCAAACTGCACCGTAAAGGCAGCAGCAATATTTACAAACAAACATACTATAGCAATATTAATCAACATCTTGGGCTTCATTTCCGCTAAATACTACTGTAATCTGTTCAATTAACGAGGCATCAATTTTGCCATTAGCATTTAATTGTGCAATACCATTAGCTTGACCAACACTAGCAAGAATCTGTGCGATGTTATCAAATGATACCTGCCAATATAAATTGCTAGGATTAATTCCTGTATCACTTAAATCGAGTCCACTAATCGTAACTAAGTTTCCGTTAGTAGAAGCAACTGGTACAACTGTTGCCTTTGTACTAGCGAAGTGGTTACTTGTAGCTACTAACGAACTTGCAGTTGCAATATCGTTAGTACTTTTAATTGATCCTAGTCCACGAATATTACCATTAGCATCTACTTGCACATTATAATAAATAGTTTGCGCACATGCTAATGTTGCAATCAATGTCATTATACTAATTAATTTAGTCATACTACTCCTAGCTTTGATAGCTTGATGGTGTTTGATCTGCTACAAACTGTACATCGTTTGTAATCGGATTAGTTACTGAAAGCATATCATGCCATGATGAATCGATCAGAATCTGCAAGCGACCATTTGGTGCAAAACGAACATTTTGGTTTGGTACGTCAAAATCAATTGTTACTGCAGCAGGAGCAGCAACTGCACCAACAGTAAGATAATCGGCTACAATTACGTCTGTAGCAGCGTTAATGGTCATAGCTGATGTAAACTCTACTTTACGACCATCTACCTTATAATCGTTAGTTCTGCGCTTAAATGAGCCGTTTTGATAAATCTTTAAACTAAAAGCATCAATTGGTGTGTGACCAAGCAAAGCATATTTAGTTCCACTTTCCTCTACGATAGTAAGAGTTTCTTGAACGAATGACGCTCCGCTAATGCCCTGTTGTGTAATTTCGTTTGTATAACTCGGACCTGTGTATGTTGTTGCCATGTTCTACTCCAAAAAATGTAAAGAGGGAGGGGGTATTAGCCCCCGCCCTCATTAATGTTTAGTATTAGTCGTTCGCTGTACCATCATCAATGGTGACAGTTTGAGATGCATCAAGTGCAGTTTGAATTACACTAGCCCAGTTTCCATCTGCTTGGAAAGCAATCCGGTAACGTCCGTTAGCATAATCACGTGTAACAATTACGTTGTTGTATGTAGTAGCGTTAACAACTACAGTTACTTCATCTCCAATCCGATCAGTAATCGGATTAGCAGCAACAACTTCTACTTCACGATAAGCAGTAGAAGAAGTGTCATCAGGAGTAACCTTAGAAACAACTGACAATACGTTCTGTGCTGAAGATGAAGCACCAGTTTGCTCTGCACCTTCTGCGGGCATTACAACCGGAACTGACTGATGACGACGATGGATCATAACCAAAGCGTTATCTACCTGTTCCAGAGGCTCTGGAGCGCAGTTAAAGCGTGCAAACATGAATCCTGTTTCACCAAGCAGGTTAGTGTCTTTGTCTTCGATGTTGATCCACTTGTATGTTCCCAAGTTAGATGCACCACCAAATGTAGCACCAGATACTGCTGTTGGATTTTCAGGAACCAATCCACGATATACATCTTTCAGGAAGATAATAGACATTTCAAACGGAGCTGTAACGTAGTCCCGTGAAATGTTAGTAGCTTCACCAATAGTTGTAGGTGTAAACTCGTAAGGATAAACACGTACGAGCTTAGTGCCGTCTGTGCTTAACTTATAACGAGGTGCTTCCATGTCGTGTGAGTGTGCAAAGTTCTTGTATCCGGTAATTGTACCGTATCCTTCCAAAAGGAAAGAAGGGCGAGCATACCGCATATCTTCGTTACGCACTGTATCTTTAGAGATTAATTCAGTTGAAGTTTCAAATGAAGTAACCAATGCAAATACGGGCATACCGTTTTCACCGTCTGCAACTTTACCGGGGCGAGCCTGACGAGCGAGGTACTGATAGTGATAATCAAGTACGTCCTGTGACAGAACACCGATCTTATCAGGTGAAGTACCACCCAAGTTAATTTCCCGCAAACCAGCCTGTGTTACAACACCGTTGGCATTTACAGAACCAGTAATAGTGAACTCTGGGAAACCTTCAGCAACAAGCTGCTTTGTAGCAAATGTTACATAAGTTTCACGAAGCCATTTTTCCCAAGAACCCAATGTGATGTCAGCCAAAGAGTTAAAGATCAACTCAAGCTGCTGTTCAAATTGGTAATGGAATACAATGTCACGCAAGCAGATGTCTTCTGTCTTACGAGTTGTTTCGTAAATGGTATATTTCTTTTCTTCAAAGCCATAACCAGTTACAACCGGATCATACTGACACGCATTTTCTGCAGCGTCATTAGAATCGGTACGATCATTGTAGTCTTTCAACTGATACCAATCACCAGTTGATTCGGTAGTTTCTTTACCACCGTAGAAGCTGTGCTTCTTCATCATGTATCCACGACCGTACTCAAAGTTACCGAGTCCGACCATATCACGCCAAATAGACATAGTGTCTTTTGACTTATTAGCAATAGCCTGATGTACGAACTGTTCCGCACGAATAAAGCTATTATTCAAACCTGCAATATCAGCAGCCATAATTCTTCTCCGTTAGAAGTTTTTTTTATACAATTAACTAAAAATCTATTACAATAGAATAGATTCAACCAACCGTCTTCTAACGCTCAGACTGCGAAATGCTGATAACGCACAGCAAGCGTACCCCTCTTGTAAGAAATACGCTTGCCGTTGTCAACTACTTTTTTAATTATTTCATCAAATTTAATTCATTAGACAATAATTTAGTAATATTTTTAGTATTTTCTAGCGTTTCTTTGCTATGATTTTCTCCCGCAGCTTCACCTTCACCAGTAAAACTAGCTCTCGCACCTTTGAGATTTTCAATTTCTTTAAGTGCTTGCGCAAGTTTAGCCTCAGTAGCCTCGTACATTCCTCTATAAACAGGTGCAGCAACACCGAGCAACATAGCTTTAGCTTGGACTTCGGAATCATTACTAGCAAAGACGGAATCAGCTTTTTGATGCAGAGTGTCCACAAAGCCGTTATACTCATCATTACCTTCCTTCCTTTGAAAAATATCAAAACCATCTGAAATGATTTCGTTTGTTGTCTTAGTTTTTACTGCAGTACGATATTCATCAATCTTACGCAGCTCTTGAGTAGTATGCTCACGTTTTAACGTTTCATTAGTTTTTTTATGCTCTGCTAATGCAGCGTTTCTTTCTGCTACTACTTCATCAATCTTAGCAAAGTAGGGTGTAACTACCAAACGATATTCTTCAGGAAGATTTTCCTGCATGAATTTAGCTCGTTCAATAGGAGCCATATTAGCAATTTTAAGCGTGAGCTGATTAGAATCACCATCTTCATCCAACAATGGCTTAACTATTTCGCTAATTTGTGTCAATTGACGCTGAATAGGCGCACCATACTTTTCAATAAACCGTGGGTCTTCCATAAGATTAATCTTACCCAGCTTATCATATGCAGCTTCTAGCTCATTTTTTAAATCTCCACCTACTTTACTAGTATCAATCTCACCATTTTCATTAATGATTTCTAGTTCTTGTAGCTTATTAATTAAGTTAGACTGCTCTGCAATCTTCTGTTTATTAGCTTCAAGACTTTTTCGCATCCGTACAATATTGTTTTTATAACTGTCGTTAGGAGCATCTTCGATAGCCTTATCAATATCGTCGCTACTAAGCTCAGTATCTGGCTCGCTAGTTTCAGTTGTATTGCTTGATGCAGGGTCGAAACCCGGTGGCAAGTCATCTGAGACTTGTTGAGTAGGCTCTGGAGTAGTTTCTTTTTCTGCTGCTTGCTCTTCTGCTGCAGCTTGCTGAATAACTTCTTCACTTCCTTTTTCTCCTTCTCCATAAATGCTGTTAACAACACTTTCAATATCTTGTTCGGTGTACTCTGCTTGAACTTCAGTATTTTCTGCCATAATCTTATCCTTCAAAAGTTTCTGTTATATCTGTTTCACCCTGCGGTGCAATACTATCTAACTGCATCATTTCTGTCACAGTATGACTTCTACCTAATACATAGCCCAACATTGCACATGCTGAGTCATTTCCTGTACCGGGTACGTTTACTAGCTTTGATGCGCACTTATCTGGTGTAGATAAATTGTACATGATAGCCGTAACAACTTTTGTCATGGGGTGTTTTTTCCATTTATCATACTTAATATCTAAGTCTGATCCCGGAGTATTTAGCTCCGATATGTAACGATTTACTTCATCTTCAGTCACTATTGCCCTCCTTCGGCAGCTCCTTTTGCCTTCATAATTTCGATTTCTGCTAATGCTTTAGCTTGCGCTAACTTAATAGAGTTTTGTGCTTTGGCTACACGTACACTATGATTATGATTTTCTTTTAATACACGGAATTCTTGTTCAGCTTGTATTTCAAGCATTTTCTTTTGCAGCTCTGTTGCATCACCACGTTGTGCCATTTCTTGCAACTCTTTCTGTTGCTCACGCTGCATTTTTTGACGATCTTTTAACAGTTTACCAAATGCCTCTTCGACTTGTTTGGCTTGTTGAATAAGACCCTCAAGTTGTTGTGCAAACTTATCGTAAGAATTTTTGTGCAGTCTATCACCTTTCAAGAATGCTAGGTGCGTGCTGATGTGTTCAATAAACACACCGCTAGACTGTACAGCACGACCAAGATTTTCAAAATCAGGATTCTGTGCAACCTCTGTTAGTTTGCCCATAACTAATGGGAAGTGAGTTTCTAAGTGTGCTACATGTAAATCATCCACACTTACAATACTCTTATCACCACGAACCATGTCATTGTTTTCAAGGTTTGCAATCTGATTACTCTTGCTTGGCATAGTATCATCTTCAAACGGAGGATAGTAACGATCAATCGATTCTGGTCCACCACGTGCTTCAATGAAGTCTTCTATTACTGCTTTTTTACCCATCTCTGGCAAATATGGGGCAATAGAAAGCATGTCTTGGGTTGTCAAAGATTTCATTACGGCTGATCCAGAACCAATTCCTCTAGGTGCTTTAAAGTGCCATGCCATTGCATCACGCATCAATTCTTCTGGAACACCACGATCAATACAACGCTGTTGAAATGCACGAGTGTCATTTTCTTTACCTGCAAAGATTCTATTGCATATTTCCATATACAACATATCTACTTGTCTGTAATACAAACTAATATCTGTTTTTTCTAGTTCTACTTCTTCAATAGCCTGTATTCCAGCACCACGTGCAGTATATTTAGAAACATCATTTTGTGCTACTACACCTAAACCGGGACGCTTAACACCAACACTAGATTGGTTTACATTAGTCAGCAATCCATACATTGACGTAATACCTTGTAGGTTTTGCGACAAGTTGTTTGTTTCAAGACCTGCACCCGGAGGAAGAATAATTTGATTGCCGAGACGTAGCGTTTTGCCTTTGCGAGCAGTACCATCTTTAAATGCTACTACCATAGACGCTGAATCCATAGCAGCATCTACTGCTCGGCATAGAAATCTGTTATTAATAACTACAGAAGGATAAATGCGATGCCCGATACCTTTGATGCCATGAAAGTATCCGTTACCAATGTTACAAATAAATGGAACAAATACTTCTTGAATACGATCATATGAATCTTCTGCGGCAAAGATAAAATCTTTTTGTGTGCCACGTTCCATAATGTAATGACTAATTTTTCCAGATTCTTCACGTACAAGAATGTGTGCTACTTTTATTTCTGTAGTTAATACTGTCTCATATGATAGTGCGTTGTTTTCAATGTCACGCTGCAACTCCTCCCAATGAAACGTGTCGTATCCATTTTTTTCTACAGAGTCTTCGATTACTTCACGAATACGTTCTTTGTTCCAGCCCATTTCTGTTGCTGAAGGATTGTCGAGCTTTGCATAAATATCTGGTATCTTTAATACGTCCATGACTACAGCACATTCAATGTAGCCGACAGACGCTCTTGTGTTTTTTGGAAATAAAACTTCACCAGTTTTAAATGTTTTAAATTTCCATTCATCTTTGTTGGGAAACAACGGAAACGCATCTCCATGTAAATTCATGGAGTTAGCAAGCATCATCATTTCATATTCAAAGTCGCACCAAGAAGTGATTAAATTTTTTAATTCTTCTTCTACAATAGATTCCCAATATTTTCCACGTCCCATATATTGCGGTAAATCTTTTAATTTACAGTCAATAATAGACCTTCCATCCAAAAATAGCTCAAAAAAGGAGGTATTTCGTGCCTGTATAATGCCTTCGCCTTCACGAAAGTTTACGTTACAGCGATGCGCTTGACCTGTTTTTTTCAGCGTATCTGCATCATATGGAGCGTTACCGGACACCATACCGCTAACCTTGACACGTTTTTGCGCCCGTGTTTGATCGAAATGAATCAAATCTTCTACAAGCGTATGAGCTTTTATTGGATCAGTTATCTTTCTCATCTAATTCTTTCTGCTTTATGTCTTTAATTATATTGGCAGCTATTACTTTTTTGTCGCCACCATTGCGGATTTTAGTTGGTAGTTCATTTTCCGAAACAAACTTGCGCAACTCACCATATGAAATGTTTTGTAGGTCTGCATTTAATTTATTGTAAAAGTCATCACGCTGCGAATCAATACCTGCAGCTTCAGCTTTTTCTTCAGTATCTTCCGGCAGTGCAGCTTTAGTCAATGCTTTGAGCAGTGGTGTAAAGTGTTCGTTTCTAAATATTAGATTGATACAATCATCTGGTGAATCACCCTTGATGTTCATATGTCTAGAAAACTCAGTACCATCTTGTGTAATAGTTTTAATATCTGCTACACACTTGTAACTTGGGTAGTCGTTTGTTTTTTCAAATGTCCAGCTTAACTCAACTTTTACCATAATAATCCTCCAACTCTTTCTTTTTCCAGCATCCTTCTGGATACCGATTTATTTCGTTTTCTCTTGTTGTCGCATCCAGAATCTGTATATCAACATGAACTAATGCTTTTGTAAAGCACTTACAGATACCACATACTTTTAATTCATCATCTAGATAAGTACTTCTACCTCTTTGTACTTTTTCTACTACTCTTTTAAAACCTTTGCAGCTATAACAACCGGGATTTTCTACATTAAACTCACAATCAGCACAAATTTCTGCACGATCATTAGCTTTTTCTTGATCTACATATGCGCCTTTACCCATACGCATCATCAATGATAATGCTGTGGTTCCATTTAAAATGTCTTTTGGCAATATAACAAGCTCATTTATAAACTCTTTACAAAACCCTGTGGGAGACAAATTGCATAAAAAGTTTTGTATTTGATCTTCTAAGTTATCTGGAGCATCAAGACCATTAATAAAATAATTATCCTTTACGGCTTCTACTAGTTCATCGTAGCTCTCAGCTTCTATCGTTACTTTGGTTTCGCTTACAAAGTAATGCCATCCCGGTGGTGGCGTATGTCCTGTATCATTTAGTTTATACATCAAAGTCTCCGTAATCTTCATACCCATCTTGATCTACGCTATCAAAATCATCCTCTCCAAAACCATCAGACTCCATCATAGACTGTTCAAGTTCGGCTAACTCTTCAAAGTCATCATTGTGAAATGCTCCGCTACCACCTTTGTTTTGCATTGGTAGAATATCTAATGCTTTTCTCACTACCTCCAAAGCAACTACTGCTGAATCAGCTTCGTCTGGTGAGTAGCCTAGACGATCACGCAAAATAGTTTTACTTTCGATTGTTACTTTTCTTGTATCGCTTGTAGCAAAGTCTAGCAAACGTGTGCAAAATTGTTTACAAGTCTCTTCATCAAGATTGCGAATCATATCGTTTTGTACATATAATCCGAATCTACCCCAAAGCTCTGTAACATAGTTAGAATACAAATCCTTACCCGGTCTTTTATCCTGCATCGATATAGGATCATCACTTGCACTGCCACTAAACTTAACACGCATGATTCCGGTTTGACCCATAGTTTTTTCTAAAGCATCAGCAAGCATCCATTGGTTACCTGTTGTATCCATACCTACATGATTTACATCTACATCTAAACTCCACAAATGATTAGCAATGTTCTCGCATAGTGTATCTAGCATTGACTCACCTTCTTTGGCACTTAGCTGGATGCGAACCGGATGCTGAAACTCTATCTTGTAGTCTCCGTCATTAGCTATACCTACTTTTGCTGGGTATAGTATACATTTATCACCGCCAGCACTGTATGCAGGATCAATACCTACTACTGTTACTGGTCTACTTGCCCACTGTACAGCATCACGTACATGGTATTGACTTATAATCTGTTCGTTTAATACAGACCATATAATGCCGTCTGGAGGCATAAATCCTCTACGCATTGTCCAAAATCGTGGTGAATCTTCACCGGGATCAACACGCATTTCATCAATTTGTTTTTTAGTTAATAAGAATGGATATTTTTCTGCATCATCGACACCCGGACTTTTTAAACCGTCAAAGTATAAACAATATCCTTTTGGAGTTTTCCATTCTTCTAACTCTGTACTGAGTGCATCCCATCCGTCTATTGGAATAGATTTAGAACCAAGCGGGTCTAGCTTAGACATCGGGTTGCCTAATCCAAGAAATCCACCTTCTTCTAAACCTGACGATAGGTTGTCCCAAGCAATTACAGCAGCTTCACGTGTTGCTTGCATTTCGTCTACGATTAAGTAAACATACTTGTTATGCATACCAATTAAGTTACCAAGAGCATCTGCTTGTGAACCCATTTGTACGGCTACACCGTGTATACCAGATAATGGATTATCTGGATCAAATAAAATACTTGTAGTTGATCTGCGAAGAATACCGGGTAACTCATGCTCACGCAGTTTATAAAACTTTACTACTTCCCTCCATATACGCTTTTCCAGCATCTTGCTGGTCGTAGAACAAACTATAACAGTTGTGTCGTGTGGAGAAGCTAACCAAGCACATAATGCAAGAATACCTGCATCAGTAGACTTACCTGTTGCAGATGCTCCCCACCATGTTTGAAACTGACGATCTTTGTCGCCATTCATAAAAGACTTACATCTACGTTCCATCCATTTATTCCAAACGTAACCACGCTGGTTAAATGTATATCCGTCTTTTTGAACAGTGAATTCTTCGGGAAATAATATCTGAACAGCATTTTTCATATGCTCCCAGCGTTCTAATAATTTCCCACCTAACTTTTTACAATGCGCATAATTACGCCAGATGTATAATTCAACCATAGCTGGATGCTCAAACTCATCAAACTCTAGGTTGTATACAATCTTACTTGCCACGCTTCTTTTCTCTCTGGTCGTTACGCCATTCATTGTAATCAACAAATGCCGTATGACTAATAGTATAATATCTATGGCATTTTGTACACTGCATCTGATGTTGCTTAGTACCAGCCGCAGTATAAGTGGTTTTATGCTTTTTAATTTCTTGTGAACCACAATAAGCGCATGTCCATTTCTCGCCTCCTGTAGCAACACCAACATGTGTTTTTGGTCTATGAAACCCTGCTATCTCTTCATATACACGTTGTAATAGTACTACATCTTTTTTGCAGTACTTGACCATTTTAGCCATAGCTTTAGGACAATCATTTTCTTTAATATCTACCCACATACCAAAATTGGTATCCATTTTGCCCTCACCAAGTAGAAATTGTCCTAATGCATCTAGCCTATTAGAAGGAAAACGAAAACGCTTTCTAGCAATTATTAGCGTATCTGCTGTTTTCCATATAGGAGTAGCCTCTAATTTATTAGCAACAATACGTGTGTTGATATATGGTATATCAAAACGATCTCCATTTTGTGCAATAATTTCATCTGCTTCTAATAAAACAGGGACAAGGCTTTTTATTAGCTCCTTGTCCCCATCCTGATTCCATTCTATGTGGTGAACTTTCTTCTCATGCCCCCACTTATAACAGACGCATATAATGTTTCCATCTCTATGCCCCCATTTCAATGAGTTGTGGCTAACGAATTGTTTGCCTGTTCTCCATACATATGCTTCATACGGAGCAGTCTCTATATCAATAAATAACTGCTTTATCATATTACTCCTAGAAGGCGTGATTTTCTTCTACGTCTTCAGCACTTTTTACTGGACGCATTACAATTACATGCACTTGATCTTGTGATGGTAATGCATGTAATCCCATTTCATTGAGTTGCGCCTTTGTTACAACACGATTCATAGGATCAGAACATATTTCATATATTGTACCCATATCTACAATGCCATCAGTTGATAAAGAGCGTGTAGATAATACATATTCAAAATCGTCTGAATTTTTCTTTTTCTTCTTTGGATGTTCCGCACGTACCTGACGTTTAAACTCACCCAATGTCATTTCATTGCTATCTGCCAATTCCAGCATTTCTTTACGATCTTTTACATCTAACCGCACAACTGTTTCGTGGTACGCAAACGGCAAATTGTAACGTTGATTCGGAGGAAACTTTTTAGCCATATACTTATAATGCTGTAGTGTCCGTAGCTTTACTCCAACAGTACGTTCGATTTCTGCTTCAATCTGATGATACTCTTCACCAAGAATATCTTCTGCTTGCAATGCAAGATCGCCCATCCACCACTGGCTCATCTTCTCTAGCGTAGCTACACTCTGTAACGCACGATGCACTTCCTCATAACTGACGTTACGAGCCACAACTACACTAGCACCACGTGCTTCTATGCCTGTACCCAATGGTACTACAAGTTCTTTTGTTTCTGGCATACTTACTTCCTTAATCATTTCCGACATTTTCATACTCCTTCATTTCTTCTTTTGTTGTTTCACGAAATATACAGCCTGACAACTGCTCGACCATATAAGGCTCTAGCTGATCCCAATCCTTACCACTGTGCTTCATATGATTAATCATCATCTTGACAGTAGGGATAACATTTTCTGCTATAACCGTTTTTTCAGATACTATTGCACCACCATCAGATAGCTTACCTTTTTCTTTAGCATACGCCTCAAGAATATAGTTTACCTCTGTAGCAAACTCCATCTCATCAGATGTTGGTTCTTGGTGGTTGAATTTTACTCCTACCTTTACACTTCCAGTAGGGTCTTGCTCGATAATCATTATCGATTGAATCATAAGTGCCTCCTTTGGTAATTCTATTAATAATAGAGTATTCTATTTTTTACGGAACCGTCTAGTCTTTTTTGCAATTTTTTTTGGCTGCGAACTATGCTGTTTACCCTTCTTGGTATCAGCACGTTTTTTTCTAGTAGTTGCAGCATACTCGCTACTAGATATTGACTTAATTGCTGCACTTGGCAAGTATCTTTCGCCTGTTGCTTTCTTTCCCTGTGTGGAAGGCTTACCGGATTTAGTACGCCACTTTTGCTTAGTCCATTTATCTAATGACTTTTGTGATGCCTTTTTAGCCACGATAACCGCCTCCGGCTGCCTTATATTTACGTGCAAGCATTTGTGCCTTCCTCGCAGACCATTGACCGGGCTTGCCTCCTTTGCCCCCAGCCTTGATCTGGCTAAACAAACGCTTACGCAATGCGGGCTTTGTATAATTACCCGCAGCATTTACTTTGCTTTTAGCCTTCTTTTTCATTTCCGCTTCTTACTCTTTTTAAAAGCATCTGCCATTACCTGCTGCTTCGCAGGTTTCCGAACCTTGGGCTTAAACCCACAATGCTTTCCTCTAGTTGAATCATACATCTTCATACTAGCACTTCCACCGTCTACGAGCCTGTCTAATACGTGAGTTAGGATCGTTGCGTGTCTTAGCACTACTACGCTTAAGCTGCCCCAGAGACCTAGCACAATAGCTCTTCCTGCGCTTTGCAGCCTTGCTACCGGGCTTTACCTTTCCCGTAACAGCCGTCTTTAACTTACTACCGGGGTTCTTGCGCCTATACGCAGCAACACCCTTTTTAGTCATACCCGCACCACTCTTCGTAGAGCGGTAGTTACCACCCTTACCCGTAGTACGTGCAACTGGCTTTTCCTTCCTAGCCATTAGTACATCTTCTTCTTAGACATCTTCTTGCCAGTCTTCTTGGCATATGTCTTTGCTGCCTTCTTTCCCTTAGCAGTATAAGGGAACTTCTTCTTACCTACTTTTGGCATTTGTTACCTACTTTCTCTATGGTTATTGTTAGTACATCGTCTGTTAAAAAAAACTGATCCCTATCCATTTCCTCAGTTATTGGCATAACTTGATATGCTAACTCTAGCATCAATATCGATACCTCGTTTAAAATCTCCCTATAACTGTTGGGGATATTTTGCTGTTCCCAATTAACAGACTCATCTTCTGACATGTTCCTATTCTATTACAATAGATTTAATTGTCAAGCCTCCCACGTCTATATACTATGTAATAGAGAGAGGGGGTATTTCTTTTGTTTTTGTCACATATTTTTTGTATGACATCTTTTGTGTCTACATTTTTGTTGTGTAAAAAGCATGCTTTTTTCTGCAGCAGAAATTTTTTTTAATTAACAAATAAGGAAAAATAAAATGAAAATGACTAAAAAATTATACAACAGTATTGGTGTAGTAGGAATTGTTATCGGAGTTGCGTTCGATATTTGGCTCTTCATTGAACATACTACTGTATGGTTATGGAAGACCGCCATAGGTCTTGTCTGCTTCCTTCTAGGAGCTTTGCTTGCTAAAGCTGAGGTTCAGGCAGATAATGACTTTCGTGCAGCCCATAACATCACAGACTAATACTCATTTATATTATAATAGAAAGGAGTACACTATGGAATACCCAGTAATAACTATGTTATTTTGTGTTTCTATCATGTTCTTGGTTTACGTTGTCGGTAAATCAATGAACCTCTAACCTCTCGCATATCACGTAATGTGTATGCTCCACCTATACCCCCTACAATACATATGTATATAGGATGGTGGAATATAGTGGGTCAAAAGGGTGTATAAGACCTAAAACAAATGTTCTACACGTATGCGTGTGTGTACGTGCGTAAATAATGTAATAAATATAGGAGTAATAAATTATTAAAGCGAATCAAACAATTGAAAGTGTAGTACAATTAAATGTTATACTAGCTAAGATAGAACTTGAAAAAGAAGGGTTGGATTTGAAATTGAAATCGCAGCTTAAGCTGATTGAGAATATTGGAAAATATGATGAACAGCTTGAAAATGGTTTACTAAACTCAATAGATAATCGATATAGATTTCAATATTGGGATGCTCAAAAAGAGCATGATGAACTAAGGTTTCAGTTTGAATTAAATTGGAAGAATTGGGTGTTTTATACAGCATATATAAATGGGATTAAGGACAATGCCAATACAGATGCTGAAGCTCTGGATTATATAAATAAAGAGTTACACCGTATCGATCGTGTTTTGATAGATTATGGATTGCAAATTGAATCATGTGATTCTAGAGAACAAAATATGAAAAAATATGGCGTTCATGTTATGGATGAAGAATATCGTGAATTAGTGGAACATTCTGTTGAATTACGAAAAAATGAAGCAACTACAAGTATTGAGAGAAAAGTAATTCTCGAAATCATAGATGTAGTAAATAACATATTCATAAAAGGAGATAATAATGAAAGCGAGTGAAAAAGAAGTAGCGTTACACGCAGATATTGTAACATGTCTGACTATAATAATGGAAAAGGATGAACTTGAATATTATAGAATTGAGCAGGAGAATGATGTCTATCTTGCGGTACTTGAAAAAATTGCTGAATATGATGATAGTCTTGAGGATGGCTTGCTGGACTCAATCGATCATGACTGTAAGACTCAATTCGATAAATTATTTGAGAAAAGAGAACTGAATAAAAAAAGAATGCATACATTAAGATCAAGTATTGTGACATATGCTGAACTTATTCACAAGATGCAGGTTGATCTTCCATCGAATACACCACAAGAGATATTAAAGCTTTTAGAAGTTGAGATTCGACTAATTGGTGTACAAATATTAGATCAAAAAATGATGACTGAATCACTTGAAGCAAGAATAAATGCAATGAATTGCGATAATATGATAATATTGCTTGATAAGAAAAAAGACCTTAAAAAACAAGCAAAAATTGCAACTGATCAGTACATATCATTGAGATATAGAGATAGTATATTAGACGCTATGCTTGATATTGTAAATAAACTAATAAATAAAGGAGATAAATAATGAATAATGAAAGTCAAACACAAGTAACACCTGAAGCAGTAGTAATCTTAAAAGCAGCAACAAATCATGTACGTTTGTTGCAGCTAGCAAATGCAGACGCACTAAAACGTAATAAAAAGTTACGTATGGAGTTAGATGCAGCTAACCCTGAATCCGAATCGTATGAATGTATTCGCAAAGAATATTATCGTAACGATTATCGTATCAAGCGAGAAGACGAGCGAATCACAGGTGAATGGAGAATGTTATATCGCATTGCTAAAAGCATGAGTTATGCAATCTTGTATTCAAAAGATGATGATGCGTTTGAATTAAAATTGTTAAAATAATAAAAAAAGTAAAGGGGGGTTTGGCGTTGCCACCCCCTTTTGCTGGTAAAAAATATTATAATAGAACCTGTAAAGGTAAATCAAATATAAAATGGAGAAATATTATGTCAGAAGTAATAATAGAAGGAAATGTTAAGGAATACGTACAAATTACAGACAGCTATGATGCTGTACATACATGCCCAACTAATTTTTATTGGGATGAAACTAACAAAGTATTTGACCTCGAAGGATGGGCAAGGGATAATCAGTTCTTTGTCGCTCCGAAAAAAGCAGTATATGTCGAGGAAAGACTTGACGATTATTTATACGAACATGGATTAATATAAGGAGAATACAAAATGAATGAAAAAAATAATGAAACTATTAGTACGAAATACGCTAGTTATATAATAACTTCTAGGAAATCTGAGGTTTATAGTGATTTTAATCAATCCATCTATAAATTTCCTAATGGATATGGTGCTAGTGTTGTTTATGGGAATCCAATAGCAAATGGTTTAGAGCTAGCTGTCCTAGATAAACATAGTAAATTGTGTTATACAACTCCAATAACTGATGATGTTATATGTTGGTTGAACGAAGCGGAGCTAAACAAAGTATTAAGCGATATAATGGCGTTGCCAAAACAAGGAGAATAAAATGTACGAATATGAAATAACACAAACAGATCAAGAAAAAGGAACGCAGTATCTTTATGAGATTGAAGATGGTAATTGGAAAATCTATATATTTGATCTGGATATTAGTAAAGCTCAAACAATTGAGCTGTCAACAAGGCAACTAGAATTTAT